AAAGGTTTTAGAACAAGAAATTTATTTGGTCCTGGAGGAAGATATAAAAAATTGGAACCAATTCCAAAACCAAATACACAGGCAAAACTTTCTAAAGATCAAAAGATAGATGCTTTATATAAGGATATTAACAATCCTAAAAAGCCATCTGAAAAAGATTTAATTAACGGAACTATACCAGTTAAAAAAGCATGATAAGAGTTGAAGGTCATAAGAACTTATTTCGTGATGAAAATTCAGGAGCCATAATTGATACGGACAATAGGGCATATGCCAGTTATATGGCATCCAAGAATAGAAAATTGGATCAAAAAGCAGAATTGGATGAGATGAAAAAAGATATTGATGAAATTAAGACTCTATTAAAACAATTAGCTAATCAGATAACATCTTAAAGTATAAATAATAGATAGATTCTGAATTGCATACATAAATGGCACCAGACATAAAAGTAAGGGTTGGGCAGAAGAACGCAGTGAAGGTTATATCTTCATTGGCAGGTGCTCAAGGCTTATCTCTTGCTGAATTAAGCGATGTCAATGCCTCGAACCTGTTGAATGGAATGGTATTAGTCTATAATGGAGCAACCAAAAAATGGGATGCTACTTTAAGCTTGACACCTGGAACGGAACAAAATTTAGACATTAACGGGGGAAACTTTTAAATGGCAAGTATTATCAGGATCAAACGATCCTCTGGGACAGAAAAACCCGCTAGTCTTGCTTGGGGAGAATTAGGTTATGTAACTGGTATAGGAAGTTACGGTGGTTTAAACCAATATAAAGATAGAGTATTTGTTGGAGACGATGGAACTAACTCCATACCAGTAGGTGGTCACTATTACACCTCTATGATGGAACATGCTCCAGGTTCTGTTGCTGGTGTTCAGAATACAAGAAACACTGATGGCGGTATAGTTGCCGTCATGGACAACACTAGAAGGGTTGACCAATGGAATGTAGATAACCTTAGATTAGATTTAAATACATTATCATCAACTGATACTGACGGTGACGTTATATTCAGTACCGATGGTAGTGGACATGTTAATGTTGTAGATGATACTTTCCTATCATTTGGTTCTGATCATGATGCAATGATCGAATATGATGAGGATGGTGATAATGAAGTAAAGGTTACTGGTGCTAATTGGCAATTTGATGCTTATACTAGATTTGGTTGTGTTGGAATAAGTTCTAATGTAATTGAAACGAAATCAGGTTGTGGTGATCTCTTATTCATTGACCCATATCCAGATGGTTTAAGTAATGAAGGTACTGTTGTTATTAAAGGTAGTTTACAGGTAGATGGAACAACAACATCTGTTAACTCTACAATTTCAACTCTTAATGATCCAATACTACACCTTGGTGATTTAACCAGTGAAAAAACAGTAATGGCAGAAGTTGTCGTTGGTGTTAGCACTATTACATTAGATTCTGTTATTGGTATTAATACTGGTGACGTTGTTTCAGGTCCTTCAGGACTTCCTGTTGGTGCTGGTGCTGAGATTACTGATTATAATGAAACTACCAAGATAATTACTATTCAAGGAACTACTACTGCTGGTATATCTACTACAACTCAGATAACAGTTAGTCACGCATACGATACTCAAACTGATCGTGGTATTTCTTTCGGTTATAATACAAGTTCTGGAACTTCAAATAATAAAACTGGATTCTTTGGATATATCGATCAAACGAGTCCAAATAGTTCTGCTCCAATAAGATCTTGGACATATATTCCCGATTCTAACCTTGCTAATAGCATAGCAACAGGAACAAGAGGAAACCTTGATATTAAAGGTATTTACTATCAGACAGGTGATTACAATACTCATGGTGTTGTTTATTTTGATGAGAATGGATTACAGACCTCCACCAATGCGGCTGCTGCTCCAGCATTAACATCAAAACAATTATTAACTGCCATTACTAAGAATAATCTTAATATTTCAAGTAGTGTTACTCTTGATACGGGTGATATTATTAGACAAGATAATAGTAATGCCTATGGTGTTGTTGAAGCAGGTGGAAATTTAAATGTTATATCTGTAGTTGGTGTTGAAGGTGTGTTTGATACAACAAACAATCTTAGAAAAGAAGGTAATAATGGAACAATTGAGAATTTATCAGTAACACCTACTGGTGTAAACGTGATATATAGTAACAAACCTACATGGACTTCCACTTTAGATGGAGGTACTTTCTGATAAAATTATGCAAGAGAATCCTAATAGTGAGGTCGATATTAACGTCCTAGTGAGTTTATATAATCAGAGGCTCTCTCAACTTTCAAATCAAAATGTTCTTCTAGAAGCAAAACTTCAAACGTTAAAGCAAGATTTTGAAGAACAAAACAATGCTTTACTACAACAACTTGCCGAATATCAAGGTGAAGAAGCAGATGTAACTCCAGTAAGGAATAATTTAGCAGCAAAACGAAATGGCTAAACCAGCAACCAGACAAGGATTAATAGATTACTGTTTAAGGAAGCTGGGTGCTCCTGTATTAGAGATTAATGTCGATGATGATCAAATAGATGATTTGGTTGATGATGCTATACAGTTTTTCAATGAGCGTCATTTTGACGGTGTTGAGAGAATGTATCTTAAGTATAAACTTACTCAAGCAGATATTGATAGAGGACAGGCAAAAAATACTGATGGAGTTGGTATTGTAACTACAAGTGCTACTTCTACAAATATAGCAGGTTATGGAACTACAACTGCTAATTGGTATGAAACTTCTAATTTTATACAAGTTCCAGATTCTGTAGTAGGTATAGAAAAGATATTTAAATTTGATAGTAGTTCCATATCTGGTGGAATGTTTAGTATAAAGTATCAATTGTTCTTAAATGATCTTTATCACTTTAATTCTGTAGAATTACTTCAGTATGCAATGACTAAATCATATCTTGAGGATATTGATTTTCTACTTACTACTGATAAGCAAGTAAGGTTTAATAAGAGGCAAGATAGGTTATATTTGGATATTGATTGGGGATACGAATCTGCTGATGATTGGTTAATTCTTGATTGTTATAGGGCATTAGATCCAAATTCATTTACGCAAGTTTATAATGATGTATTTTTAAAACAGTATCTCACTGCTCTTATAAAGAGACAGTGGGGGCAAAATTTAAGTAAATTTAAGGGTGTTAAGTTACCAGGTGGTATAGAAATGAATGGTGGAGAGATCCTTCAGTCAGCAGAATCTGAATTGGATGCTTTAAGATCAAGAATGACTACCGAATATGAATTGCCACCATATGACTTTATAGGATAATGGCACTAAATCCATATTTTTTACAAGGTGCTCAGTCCGAGCAAAGATTAACTCAAGACCTGATAAATGAACATTTAAAGATGTTTGGTGTTGAGGTAACTTATATTCCAAGAAAATTTGTAGGAACTGATAATATATTAAATGAAGTAGAATCTTCAAAGTTTGATGATAACTTTGCTATAGAGGCATATGTCAATACTTATGAAGGATATTCTGGTGCTGGTGATGTATTAACTAAATTTGGAATGAGTCTTAGAGATGAAGTTGTTCTTACTATCTCAAAGGAAAGATATGAAGACTTCATTGCTCCATTTATGGCAGGTTTAGATGATGGTACTGATGATAGTATTGTTCCATTAACAAGTAGACCTAAAGAAGGAGATTTGGTATATTTTCCATTAGGTGGTAGATTATTTGAAGTAAAGTTTGTAGAGCATGAAGATCCATTCTATCAGTTAGGTAAGAATTACGTTTATCAACTCAAATGTGAACTCTTTGAATATGAGGATGAGGTTATTGATACTTCTATTGCTGAGATTGATACACAAGTTGCTGATGATGGTTATATAACAACACTTAAATTAGTTGGATTAGGAAGAACTGCTACAGCAACAGCATCTCTTGGACAAGGATATGTTCAAAAAATATTCTTAAATAATGATGGATCTGGATTTACCTCACCTCCAACGATAACATTTTCAGATTCTCCTGCAGGAGATCCTGCTAGAGCAATTGGTATTTTAACTACAAGAGCGAATATAACTTCCATTGAGAAGATATTGATGATTAATGCTGGTTCTGGATACACAACTACTCCTACAATATCAATTACAGGTGGTGGTGGAACTGGTGCTGCTGCAACATGTTCACTTGAGACTGAATATACTGGAGTTATCAGAGTTAATTTGATTGATGGTGGAGTTGGATATGGAACAGAACCTACTGTTACTATTGCTGCTCCTGGAGCTGGAACAACTGCTGTTGGAATAGCATCTATAGGAATTGCTGGACAGGATAGTGTAGTTAAACAAATATTCTTAACTAATGCTGGTAGAGGATATAGTTCTACTCCAGATGTAACTATTGCTCCACCAGCATCTATGGGTGGTAGTGGAGATTATCTATTCAATGAAATTGTTATTGGTGCTAGATCTCAAACTGAAGCAAGAGTTAAATCTTGGGATACAGATACTAACATACTTGAATTGGGTAATGTTGGAATTGGATCTACTACTGCTGGATTCTATCCAGGAGAAGATGTAGTTGGTCAACAATCAGGTGCTACATACGCTGTTTCAATATTTGATCCTGAAGATAATAATGATAAATACAACGATAGCAGAGAATTTGAATTTGAAGCGGATCAAATATTAGATTGGACTGAATCCAACCCATTTGGGCAAGTATAATGTTAGGAACCTATTTTTATCACGAAATATTAAGAAAGACTGTTATATCATTTGGAACGGTATTTAATGATATTCATGTTAGACATCAAGATAATACAGGAAAGGACTTAAATGATATTAAGGTTCCAGTTTCTTATGGTCCCAGACAAAAGTTTTTAGCAAGAATACAGCAGCAAGCAGATTTAAATAAAGCAACTCAGATCACTTTACCTAGAATTTCATTTGAGATGAATTCTATTACGTATGATCCATCTAGGAAATCTGGGATTACTCAAACATTTAAGGCACAGGATGGTGATAAGTTTAAAAAAGTTTTTATGCCTGTTCCATATAATATAGGATTTGAATTAAATGTATTAACTAAGACTCAAGATGATGCATTACAAATACTTGAGCAGATATTACCATTCTTTCAACCTGGTTTTACATTAACTATTGACTTAGTTAAACAAATTGGAGAAAAAAGAGATATTCCTTTAGTTTTACAGGATATATCATTTACTGATGATTATGAAGGAGATTTTGATACAAGAAGGGCATTAATATATACATTAACCTTTACGGCTAAAACTTACATGTTTGGTCCTATTGCTGATAGCACAGATGGACTTATTCGTAAGGTTCAGGTTGATTACTATAGTGATACTAATACACGAACTGCAAAACGTGTTCAACGGTATAGAGTAGAATCAACTGCTAAGAAAGATTATAATGAGGATGGACAAATAGATCAGTATGATGATCCATTGATTCCACCAGGTGATGATTTTGGATTTACAGAAACTTCGACTTTCTTTGGTGACGCTAAAGATTACAGTCCTACTCGTAAAATAGATATCTAATCATGAAAGATAATTATGACGATTTGAATGAAACCTTTAACACTGAAATAGAAGTTCAGAATGTTACTGAAAATGGTTGTGTCCGAAGAAAGGAGGCAACTACTGATATTACTGATGATATTGATAAGGACTATAAGTATACTCGTGCTAATTTATATTCATTAATAGAGAAAGGACAAGAAGCACTTAATGGTATTTTAGAACTTGCTGGTGAAAGTGCTAGTCCAAGAGCATATGAGGTTGCTGGACAAATTATTAAGTCGGTTGGTGATACAACAGATAAGTTAGCAGATTTACAGAAGAAAGTTAAAGACTTAGATGAAGATGCTGTAAAAGCACCAAGTAATGTTACGAATAATGCACTATTTGTTGGTTCAACTAGCGAATTATCAAAAATGCTAAAAGACGGAGTTCTAAATAATAATAACGCCAAATAACTTGTTCAATGGACAATATTAGAGTAAAGCAACAATCTTTTAGTGATTGGAGAGATAATTTTCATCCAACAGAAATAGAGTCGATTGATATAATTAAAAATGAACCCCTTGTAAATGAAGGTAAAACAACTAGATATAGAGGATTTGATGTAGGTGGATCAGGACATAAGGATTCTTTACATAGAGGTACAAATGAAAAAATTATTCATGGTGCTACTGGTGTAAACTATAACTTAGTAAAGAATAAGGATAAAAATAAAAAAGAAGTAGTTGCTGCTTCTTATGAGGCAGATCTTGAGAATTTAATTGTAGAGATACTTGAAGGAGATATCCAAGCAATGTATGAGCATGGGTTCTCTTATCAAGAAGTTTCAGAATTTTATGATATAGAAGAAGATTTAACTGAAGCATGGGGTGCTCTTGCTAAAGGTGCTTTTCAAGGTGCTAAAATATTAGCAACAAAAGTTGCTCCAAAGGTTGCTGCTTATGTTAAAAATAGAGGAATAAAGGATATAAAAACTGTAGCAAAGTTTGCTAGAAATCCTAAGAATTGGGCAAGAGCAAATAAGGATATTGATAAAGTTGGTAAGTTTGTAAAAGAACTTCCAGCACGTACTTACCAATCTGGTAAAGCATTGCGTGGTAGTGTTAATAAGGGTTTATTAAATCCAGCAAAAGATGTTGCTGATAAACTTGTTAAGAGTCAAAAGATAGCAAATAGAGCTATTAACATTAAAAAGATAAGTGCTGCAAAGGTTGTTAAAACTAAATTACCTAAAGTTGATTTTAAAGCAACAGTCCCAACAAAATCAACTAACGTATCTACAACCGCAACTAAGGCATTAAAGGGAACTAAAGATAAAGTTACTAAGGGAATGACTCCCAAAGAGATAAGATCTAAGGGAATGAATGTTCTTGCCAAGTTACAAGGAAAGACTCCAAAGCAACAAAAGGCAAAGGAACTTACAACTAGAATGAAAAATGCTATTGATAAGTCCAAAAAAGCAACAACATATTCTGGTAGAGTTGATGCTGCTAAGAAATTACCAGATCCACAATCAGCAGTAGTTAAGGGTGGAAGCACTGCTGTAACAACAACTAAAGTAGTAGGAAAAACAACTAAACTTCCAGTAACAAAAACTCAAGTAATAAACCCACCAAAAGCAAATTTAACTAAAGTAAAATCACCTGCAAAACCTCAAACTATTGATGTTAAAGCATCAGAAGTTGGTAAGGGATCCAAAGCTACACAAAGCAAAATAAAAAATGCTAAAGAATGGATGGCATTGAATAAGAAAGCAAGCGTTCCATCAGATGTAGTTACTGGTAATCCAAATCCTCCTAAGTTTACTGGTGGAAAAGGATCTTTAAAACCAAAAGTAACTGTATCTAA